GCCAAGGCCCCGGCCGCGAAGAAGGCCCCAGCGAAGAAGAACTAGATGCCCGCCTACACGACTCGGGCGGTCGTCAAGACCTACCTCGGCATACCCTCTGCGACCTCGAGCGAGGACGACCCGATCGACGCAGCGATAGACGCCGCCGAAGCGGAGATCGACGCACACACGGGCCGGACGTTCGTCGTGCCAGGCTCCGCGACCGCGAAGGTGTATCGGCCGATCAACGACCGCGTCGTCCTGGTCGACGACATCGCCCAGACCACCTCGCTCGCGGTCAAGGTGGATGGATCGGACGACGGTTCCTACGACACCACATTGACGATCACGTCGGAGTTTGTTGTGGACGGCAACACGGCCCCGTACCGGGTCATTCGCCGGGTCGACGGGTCGTCGTTCCCCAGGTACACCTCGGACCGCGCCACCGTGGAGGTAACGAGTTACTTCGGCTACGGCATGAGCATCCCGAAGGCGATCGTCCAGGCATCGACCGTCCTGGGTGCTCGCCTGTACCAGCGGCGCAGCTCGCCGCTCGGCTTCCAGGCCGGCCTCGAGGGCGACGCCGTGCGCATCTCACGCATCGACCCCGACGTGCGCGCCCTGCTGTCTGGCTACCGCCTGCCGGCCGTGGCGTAGATGTGGCCGACTATGGCGCGATTCGGGACCAACTCAAGGTCAGGCTCGAGACCGTGGACGCATTCGTGGCTGTCTTCGACACACTGCCCGACAGGGTGACCGTGCCGTGCTCGATCGTGCGGCCTGGGTCCCCTGTCGCCGACTACCACCAGGGGATGTCCGGTCAGGGCCTGACGCAGTTCAACTTCGAGGTATTGGCCCTGGCGCAGCGTTGGGAACCGAACGCCGGCCAGGACGTCCTCGACGGCTTCATCTCCGGTGCGGCCGGCGTCGAAGCCGCCATCCGAGGCGATACGACGCTCGGCGGCGAGGCGTCCACCTCGCAGGTCACGAGCTGCACCGCCTTCGGCCAGATCCAAGTAGGAGACAGTCTCTTTTGGGGCTGCACATTTAACGTGGAGGTCTACAGCACATGAGCACATACAAGGTCGCCGGAACCAAAACGGTTGCCGGCGTCGAACCAGGGGGAACCGTCACAGACGACGACCTCGAGGGCTGCAACATCGACGCCCTCATCTCCAGCGGCCACCTGGCCGCACCACCGACAACCAAAGCAAAGGAAGGCTGATCATGGCCGTATTCATGCAGAACTCGGTCACAGTGACCGTGAATTCCGTGGATCTCACCGACCACATCACCAGCATCAGCGGGTTCAATGAGACCTGTGCTGATCTTCAGACAACGGCGATGGGCGAAACAAACATCTCCAGGATCGGAGGTCTCAAGGACTCCTCAGTTTCCATAACGTTCCTGAACGACTTCGCTGCGTCCGAGGTTTACATCACCCTTGCGGCGCTTCTGGGAACAGCGGTCCCCGTAACAATCCAGCCCGTGGCTGGCAGTGCCACGGCAACCAATCCGAAGAAGACCGGGTCCTGTCTCATCACCGAGCTGCCCTTCATCGACGGCAGCGTCGGCGACCTCGCCGAAGTCAGCGTCACCTGGCCCGTAACGGGCGCGATCTCGACGGCAACGAGCTAGCCGATGATCGACCTGAACATCAGTATCGAGCTGGAGGACGGCACTTCATGGAGCGTCAAACCCTCTATTGGCACTTTTGTCAAGTTCGAGCGGCAGTACAAGCTGTCCGTCCAGGCGCTGTCGAACGGCTCGCTCGCCCTCGAGCATCTCGTCTGGCTCGCCTGGGAGCAGGCCAGGCATGAGGGCAAGACGGTGCCGGCGTTCGACCAGTTCATCGAGCAGGTCGGCAATCTGGAGATGGCGAACGACGAAACCCCTTTAGTAGACACTCCCTGACGTACCACCTTTGCGACCTCGCGTTAGCCACCGGACAGCCCATTACGGCGCTGCTCGAGGCCCCGCCACAGGTCGTCAAGGCGATCAGGGCGGCCCACAATGAGAGAGTGAAGGAGGCGAACAGACGTGCCCGTAACGCCCGCCGCTGAACTCGTCTTCTTCGCCCACGGCAAGGTAATGAAAGGCTCCGACTTCAGGAAGCGACTCGAGGCTGTCGGCGAAGAAGCCAACGAAGACCTGAAGAAAGCGAACCTGGAAGGCGTCGAACAGGTGCTCGCTGAGGCGTTGCGGCGCGCCCCCGTCGGCACACGCACCGACAAACATCACAGGAGCGGAAGGCTCAAGGCGACGATCAAAGGGTCGGCATCGAAGGTGCGGGGCACGATCCGCGCCGGCGGCAAAAAAGTCCCGTATATTTTTCCCACACATTTTGGCTGGGCCGCCCGGAACATCACGCCCAACCCATTCCTGTATGAGGCCCTCGATGATCGCCGCGACGAAGTCAAAGAGGCGTACGAGACGCAGATAGCCGCCATCGTCGACAAGTACCTGTAATGGCTGCCAAAGCGTCCATCAACATAGGGATCACCGGCGATGCGAAAGGCTTCGCCAAGGAGCTGAAAAAGGCCGAGAAGTCGACGTCGAAGTTCGAGAAGGGCGCGTCGAAGCTGTTCGGGTCGCTGAAGATGGCCGGCATTGGCGCAGCGATCGGTCTGGGGGCCGCTTTTATGAAGGCGGGCCTCGATTTCGAGGCAATGGAAAACATCCTCATCAAGGGCACCGGCGCGAGTGGTGAAGCCCTGGAGGATCTCAAGAAACAAGCCACCGACGTCCTACGCACGGTCCCTGAGACGGCCGAGGTGGTCGCTGGTGCGATAGCAGACGTCAATACGTTCTTCGGGGCGACCGGCGACCAGCTCGAGGCGACTACGGGCCTGTTCCTCGACTTCGCCCGCATCACTGATATGGACGTGGGCGCCGCGGTGGCGCGACTTGACGCACAGATGACGCAGTTCAACATCCCGCTCGAGGGAACCGACGAGCTGTTGGGCGACCTGGTGCGTATCGCGCAGGCAACCGGCGCGCCGATGGAAAACCTCCTCAGCCAGATGGAGAAGTTCGGCCCGATCTTCGCCACGGCTGCGTTTACGGGCGAAGAAACAGCCGCAATGTTCGGGATGCTGGAGCAGGCCGGCGTCGACGTAACCAAGCTCGGCCCGTCGCTGACCAAGTTTTTCGCAGACGTCGCGGAGGCGGGCGGCGATCCGCGTCAGGCGTTCGAGGACATGGTCGAACAGATCGCAAGCGCCGGGTCGGAAACGGACGCCCTGGCGCTCGCGTCGGAGGCGTTCGGCACCGCCGGGGCACGTATGACGTCGGCGATCCGGTCGGGCAACTTCGAGCTGGAGACGTTCGGCGGCCTGATGGGCGAGGGAACCGGCCTCGTGGACGCCCAGGCCGACGCAACCGAGACACTGTCGGACAAGTTCGCCATACTCAAGAACGACCTCATGGCGCGCCTCGGCCCGGCCGCCGTGGCAACGATGGAAGCGATGGTCGTAGCGATCGACGCCGTCATCGTCGCCGTCGAGGCCACCGTGGCAGCTATCCAAGACTTCGCCGGCTGGTTCGACGAAAACCTGATGCCGATTATCCGGCCGGTCATCGACCTGGTAGTCCGCTGGTTCAAGTACCTGTGGGACCAGATCCAAAACGTGGTCGACCTCGTCGTCGCGCTGTTCCAGGGCGACTTCGCGGGCGCATTCGACGCCCTGAAAGCGATCGTTTCGACCGCTGTCGACTTCATCGTCGACACTTTCCGAGACGTGCCCGGTTTGATGGTCGACGCTGCGATCGCCGGCGTGGGCCTCCTCGCCGACCTCGGCAAGGCATTCGGCAAGGCCCTCGTCAACGGCCTCATCTCGATCTGGAACATGGCCGACCTCAGGTTCCCCCGCATAGACGTCCCGTCCTGGGTGCCAGGCATCGGTGGCAAGGGTTTCGGCGGTTTCGACGTGTTCCCCGACATTCCGACCCTCGCCGCCGGCGGCATCGTCACCGGGCCGACGCTCGCGGTGCTCGGCGAGGGCGGCCCTGAGGCCATCATCCCGCTCGACCAGGGCGGCGGCCGCATGGGTGGCCCGACCGTCAACGTGACCGTCCAAGGGTCGGTCATCTCGAACTACGAGCTGGCCGACATGATTCAGGCGGAGCTGGTTCGCACCAAGTACCGCAACTACGACCTCGAATTCGGGACATGAGCACCGCGCAGGTCGTCGTAAAAGTCGAATTCAACACAGGGTGGAATTCGGGCGCAGGGGGCGTCGAAACGACGATCACGACCGCGAACCCGGTCCGTGAGCTGTATATGACACGCGGCAAGAAGGACGCCCTCGACAAGCTCCAGGCCGGCCGGTGCATTCTCGTCCTGGACAACACCAACGGGAACCTCGACCCGGCGAACACGTCGTCGCCGTACCGCGACAGCGGCGCTACGCAAATTCTGCCGGGCCGCCAGATCCAGGTGAACATCATCGACCCGTCGGATTCGACCGAACGCTACATGTTCGGCGGGTTCGTCGAACGATGGGTCCAACGGCAGCAGGGCGGCGGCCACGACCAGGTGACGATCATCGAGGCCGTCGACTGGTTCAAGGCGATCGCCCTGGCGAAGGGCGACGGGTCGACCGAAGCCGAAGAAGGTTCCGGTGTACGCATCAACCACCTGCTCGACATGGCCGGCAACATCCCGAATTCGTACCGGACAGCCGGCGTGCAAACGATCCCCGAAAAGGTCTACACGAAGTCCCTGAACGTCCTCGACGAGATCAACAAAGTCAACGACGCCGAGGTCGGGACCGTCTACTCCCACCGGGTCGGCAACAACGGGCTGGTGATCCGGCCCCGCTGGGAGCGCCTGTCCGGCGACGGGAAGCTCGTCGCGCAGTTCACCGACGACACGGCCGCAGACTCTGGGTGGCTCCCGTTCCACGACGTCACTATGTTCTGGGACGACGACAAGATCGTCAACCAGGCAGACGCGACCCTGTATGGCACTTCGACGACTGCGACGCAGGCTTCCGATTCGGACTCCCAGGACCGTTACGGCGTCCGCGGCGTCGACTCGACCGCGATCATGCTGTCAACGGCCGCTGCAGCGACCGAATGGTGCGGCTTCCTGGTTGACCGGCGCAAGGAGCCAGGCGACCGGGTCGGCGCACTGAAACTGTTCCCGCAGGCCGACGGCGACCTGTGGGAAATCATCATCGAGGCCGACCCGGGCGACTTCTACCAGGTGCGCCGCCATCCTCAGACCGGGTCGACGGTCACCCAGGACGTGCTCCTCGAGGGCATCACGCACCGGGCCGACGCGAACAGGTGGGAGACGACGTTCAACCTGTCGCCGACCGGCGGCTACTGGGTGCTCGACAGCGACGGCACCGGCGTCTATGCGTCGATGTCGACACTTGGGACCACAACTAAACTCGCCTACGTCGACTACTAGGAGCAGACATGGCAGGAGCAGGACACAAACTGTGGGCGGCCGGCGATGTCGTCGGCGCATCCGGCGACACAGACATCAATACCGCGCTGTTACAGCAAATCGTCGGCGTCTATGCGGCGAGCGCGAATCGTGATGCCGCGTTCGGCGGCGCAGGCGAGCCGACACTTAGTGAGGGCATGGTCTGTTTCCTCAACGACACGAACGAAATCCAGATCTACAACGGCTCAGCCTGG